TAATGGATTGAATTCCAGCCAATGCTTTTGCATCACCAGTTCCATCACCATAAAGAAGACTATTCATCCCACGAGCATAACCTTCTGCCATGTCTTCCAATTTGTCATCTAACAAATTAGCTAGTGCGTGTTGCTCACGCCCAGACATATTGGATGTTGACTCACCAGTAGTTGAATCGCTAACAGAAATTCCGTCATGCTTCAATTCTGTAAGAGTCACACTAATGCCTGTGTGATGTTCTTTCCACGGATAATTTACACGCTGGATGTTTGCAGGGTTTGCGTATGTGACTGTATCAGTCGCAACGTACCCAGCTACACTACTTGTGTAAACGCCTTTTACTGCACTTTGTATTCGCTTAGAGTCGTTAATTCTAAACCGCCTGTAAGGGCTGCTTATATTTCCATATAAGAATAGACTATATCACCATCCACTAGGGATGCTCTGCACTTCCAGCCACTTGGCTGTACTTCCTTTCGGAATAGTCGTTGAACCTTCCCTCCTTGAGGACTTGGCTGCTGATTGTCCGTTCTGGATTTCCCAGCAATTCACAGAGTTTTTTAATGTGCATTGCTGCACAAATGCCCTACAAGTTAAGGCTAACATTCCCTTTACCACCGGGCATTGTTTTACTGTTTTTATCCATTGCTGCTAACAATGGTTTGTCTTGCAAAGTCTGACTGAAAATAGTCCCTTTGTTTACATAATAGTCTAACGCTGCATTCGCCACGTTAGCTAGTTGAGCAGATGTAAGTGCTGCCATAATAACTCCTTATATATAGTGGAGTTACGTTTCCATTTGCAAAGCCTGTGATACTATATCTCTCATATTACCCGGCTCTGCAACTGGTACTCCACCGAGTTTTCCTTTTGTTGACGATTTCATTGGCTGTTTGCTGGGTTGTCTCGACTTAAATCTCTCATTAATTGTTGCATAAGCTGAATTTGCTATTTCGACAACTTCTTCTGGAGATTTAGGTGTTCCACGTTCAGCAACAATCGCTGAAATTCTATCGTTAAATTCATCCTGTTTGAGAGAAAAATCCGGGTCATTTGCTAAAGTTTGTTCCCCCCAAGCCTTGACTGCATCTGCCATTTGTGTTTCATTTGCAGACTGAGATGCGTTTGTAAATCTCTGTTGAGTTTGTTCACGCATTGCTCGTTCACGATGTAAATTTGCCCTTGCTTGAGATAGTTCTTTAGCTGCCTCCTCATCTAGAAATCCGTCATCAACCTTCGCCTGAATATCTTTTGGTAGATTCTTTCCAGTTAAATTGCCTACATTATTCAAATGAAATTGCAGCATTTTATAACCCTCTTCAGGATTATTCCGCAGCGCAGACATAATTTTAAAACCTTCCACTGCATCTTTTGCAGAAAGGTTATTTGCTTGAATAAAGTCAGTAATTTTTTTGTACTGTTCAGAATCATTTTGATACTTTTTTGAAAGTTCTTTTAACTCATTTTTTTCGGCAATGAGTTTCTGAAAACGAGGATGCTTATTAAAAGGCACGTTGGAATAATCCTCGGATTCATCTTCAGCTTGCACTTCCGATGGTTCCTCAGATTGAACCTCTATACCCTCTTCTTCCGCTTCTTCTTGTGAAACCTCTTCGACCTGCTCTTCTTCTGGTAATGCATCTTGCACTACCGATAGCAGACTTTCTTCAGTTTCTACAGCATCTGACGATGATGCCTCTGGTTCGTCAACATTTTGTGCTTCAGTAACTTCGGATGACGAATCCTCAGTTATTTGTTCTTCAGCGTTATCTTCCATACGTCTAGTTTAATGTAGGTTGTTGATTCCCAAGTTGAGGCGGTCTGCCTCGACTTGGATTAGGAGCATTATTGCCCCCTTGTCTCCCTTGAGATTCAGGATTTCCCGAACCTCGCTGAACATTTCCTTGTCCTCCCTGCGCCATGTTTTGCGCTACTATGGAAGGAATTTTTTCTGCTAATGCTTCTGATACATCCATTTTATCATCCAAGCGTTTAAGCAATTCTTTTGCAAGGAACTTAGGATCAATACCCGGAATCTGGATGAGAAATGGAATAATACGTTCTATGTTTTGTAGTTCGGCTGCTTTGTTTGGTTTACCTGTTGATCCAGCTTCAATTTCTAAATAAATTTCATTTAAAATATCTTCTCGTAAAAACTCAGGCCAAACTGCTCCTGCACCTACAATTTTTATTACTTCTTCTTTGCTCATTTCTAAGAGTAATACTTGTCCGGCTGCTCTGGTTATTTCGCTCATAAATGAGTCAAGATCATCAATATTAGCCCCAATCGCAGACATTCTTGAAGATTCAGCGATGCTAGTTTCAGTAGCTGTACCTTTCGATACTTGACCAAAGTTTGCTTCTTGCTGTCCGACAACTAACTGAACGTCATCAAATATAGTTCTTACTTCATATAAGTTTGGATCAATCCCTATTTGCCGTATTGGTTGCAGTACATCATCCACCTTTTGCCCAGCGGTAAGAGCCTGTAATTCTAAGACTGCATTAGCTGGAGGATCACGCAACAAATCTTTATCATCATCCTCAAGCATACCTGCTGGAGCTGCATACTTCGGCCTATTTGCTCTCCTGTGTTCTCTAAGTCCTTGCCTTGCCCGGTTATACTCATGCTGCATTGGAAGGAGGAGTTTTACATCGGAGGGAGGATAAAGGTGATCTTTGTGTTCAATCTCATTAAAAGTAAGTGAGAAGAAAGGCCAGAAAGTTTCCAACTTTACAGGTGGCGCATCTGGCTCTTCCAAGAAATTTTCATATCCGTCACAAACTACATATTTAAGTCCAGAGTTTTTGTCGTAAATTTCCCAGACTAAAGCTAGACCATCTCTCATGTTATCTGCATTTTGTCCCTCAAAATACTCAGTTTTATATTTGTAATTTGACCTAGAAGACATTTCTTTGCCTTTAATGTCATATGCAAGATAATCCTGCTCAATATCAACATCATAAATTTCCTTAATTTCTTCAGGACTTAAAAACAGTTCATGTGCCACCCAAGTTGCACCAACAAATCCCCTAAGTTGTCTACACATTGGATCAACAATTATTGAGTCACATTCTGGGAAATCGAAAACCAGACCCTCTTGGATTGTCACTAATGGCTCATTCTGAAGTGCTTCCAAGCTAAGAAGCAACTCTTCCATTTGTGCATCATCATCTGCAATATCCCCCTTTTTTGCTTCCTGAGTCAACCTTCTTAAATGGTCAATTTGCGCTTGCACATCAGACATTTTTGCAGAGACTTCTGGTAATCTATCAACTTCACGCTGATACCCCACCTTCACATATCCTACTGAAGTTGTGATAACCCTGCGTACTAACGCTTTCATCTGGCTTTTGAAAGTTGGTTGTTGTTCATCCATGTAATATGAAAAAAGCAACTCCAGACTTTCTGCAACTTTGTCAAGCATTTTTCTACCTTGTTGCACCGACTCATAATCCTGTATTACTTGGGAATCCTGTGGATTTGGTGGCATCTGATTCATAGCTGCCATTTGAATCCCTTTATATGCTTCAGCTAACGTATTTTCATCACCATCCCAGAATTTGTAATCTAATCGTTTTCTTCTGGAAGCAACAGGTTTTGGGTTTTTTGCGTAAAGCGCAGCAGTTCTCTGGTGAACGTGTCTTTGTAGGATATTGGCAATATAATTTTCTTTGTTCCAGCCTTTATCTGCATACCCTTTAAAGACAGCTTCCATGTCTTCTTTCATCTGGTCAAATGCTTTTTTGTGATATTGCTTTGCAGATTTGACTTTACCAATAAGCTGAGAAACTAAAGCCTTCCGTCTTTCAGGGACTTCTTTTTCTTCTTCTTCGACTTCAACAGCCTGTACTGTTACCTGTTCAATTTCTAATTCCATTTACCAACCTGACGTTTGTGAAAGGGTTAATTCCTTTTGTCTTAGTTTTGCATCCCATTTTATCCAAGCCATTGTTCCAACTTGAGGGAAGTTATTCCTTTGTCTTGTCCCATTAGGTGATCTTAACTCACCCAATCCCATTCCAATCCATGATAGAGTATCTACAAAATCGTCATGCCGGGAATTAGGGAACTTTAACAACTCATCTACTGCCTTACCCCCCCAGGAACTTGTTTTAGGAAAGAAGACTTTCTTCATAGCCATTCTCCCAATCATACTCTGGGATCGCTGTACTTTATTTGCGACTGGTGTAACCTCTTCAATCCTACAATGTGTAGCAGTTTCAAACATTCTTTTCCTGAGAAAAGGTGCAATTGACTTCGTAATGTGGCCTTTCTCTGCCCACCAGATTAATGGCTGCCATTTTTTCATAAAACCTAACATTGCCTTAACTACCATATCTGTGGGTTGCCTTGCCCACCAACAGTCTAATAAATAAATATCATCTTCTTCATCTACTCCAACAATTAACAAACAAGTTAAATCGTGTCTTGACTTATCAATACCAACAGCGTGATCAGAAGCAGCATAAATTTTTAAGTTCTTTGGTAAATCTTTTTTTTCATAATACTGTATGTTTTCCCTCTGAAATAAATCCCCATCTTCCGGGGAGGGTTTCTGCTGGTATAATGCAGAAAACCCCCTTGGGTCTAAATTTCTTTGTGCCTCTAAGAATTCTTTGTTAAATCTTTCAGGCCATAAAACTTCACCTTCGGTTCGTTTTAATGGATCATTGTCTCCAGCAAACGCTGGCAAATTGATGATCTTCCATTTGCTACACTCTTCTTGAGTAAAATGCGGATTGGAAGGATCAGTTAATCTGCCAACTAAATCATCTTCGTGCCAGCGTGTAGTTACTAAAACCACCTTACTTTTTTCGGTCATTAATCTAGTCATAAAGACTTGCGTGAACCAAGACCATAAATTTTCTCTAAGCGTTGGAGAAGAAGCCTCCACGGAATCTTTAATAGGATCGTCAACAAGAAGAACATCGCCACCCCTGCCCGTAATACTTCCACCCCTACCAACAAAAACTGACATACCACCATTATCAGTTTGTATCCTGCTCTTTGAAGCACCACCTTGACGGAAAGCAAAACCGGGGAATACTTGTTGAAATTGGGTAGACTCCATAATTGATCGGCAGTCTGCTCCAAAGTCTTGTGCAAAATCTTCATTG